GGTCGAACTTGAATCGCAAGCTCGGCCTGGCGTTCATTCCCCCGCCAGTTTCTCGATCTCCTCCTCAGTCAATGCGTTGTGCTTCAAGGCCGCTTTCCACAGTCCGTGGATCTGATCGACGCTCTTGCGACGCAGGGCCGCCACGCCTTCGTCGCCAGGGAACAGCAGTTCCCCTCGGTCATCGCACAGGCAGCGGGCAAGCAACTCGGAGCGGAAGTCGGGGATGACCGGCACAGACTTCGACTGCGCCTCGAGCAGCTTGACCTCGTAGCTGTCACGGTCGCCAACGGTCATGAGGCGGATGCAGACCTCACCGCCCCACGCCTGCACCTTGATGATCTTCGCGTCGGTCGCCTTCTCAATTTGGTCTCGCGTCAGCACTGCCATGTGTTTCACCCGTCGAGGATTCGGAACGTCACGGTGTAACGGGTCACGCCGTTCACTTCGGGCGCAACGTTCAGTCCTTCGTAGACTGCCTTGCATGTCAAGGCGGCGCCGCCACCTGTGATCGTCAGGTCGTTCCGCAAGCCGTAGTTGCTGGTCGCGATACCGACCGAGCCGAGGCACGTCAGAGTGACGTTGCCGACTTCGTCTGTCCACGTAGAGTCGCGGCCTTTCGGCAGACTGCCGCCGTATGTCCACGCGAGGTCTGTGACCTCGGTGAAAGTAGCGGTGCCCCAGGTCGCCGTGATGCCAGTGCTGTACGTCGCCACGGAAACCTCCGTGGCTCAAGCCAACTGGAACTCGGCAGATCCGCGAATGGCGTCGTTTACGGTCAGCGTGACCGAAGACGAATTACACGTGGCAGTCGCCGAGACGCTGATGCCGCCAGTGATCGTGAGCGTGCCGGTCGCGTTCTGGGCGATCACGCTGGTGCCGATGTACTCGATGCTGACGCTCTTGCCGGTGTCGCCACCCTGCGTGCCCACGAGCGGCCGAGCAATAGAAAGAACGCTGGCCCCAGTGGTGAGGCCAAGATGGGAGATGTCGATGTTATCCGCACCGCCGCCCGTGGAGCCGAGCGTGTACGTGATGCTGGTGACGGTGAAATTGGTGCCGCCGAAAGAAAACGTCGTGCCGGAACCGGAATGCGGGGTCGTGGCCATTCGTCAGCTCTCCTGCCAGCGGATGTCGTAGGTCTGCGTGATCTGGTACGCCGGCGGCATCTCGGCGCCACCGAGTGAGACAAAGTCATCGCTCTCGTTTTCGAGCGACACCTGATCCACAACCGTATTTTCCGACTGCCCCCCGTATCCATCCAGAACGCCACGCATGGCGTCGGCAACCTCCCGCGTCTGGTCATACGTGACGCCGTAGATCTGGTACTCCACCGTCACCCGTGGCATCCCCATCGGGTTGCCGAGCGTTTGCTCCCGCTGGATGCCGGTCCGCCGCCAAACGACGAATGGCAGCGTAGCCGTAGACGGGGCGATCACGGGGAAGACCCGCGTGCCCACGAGCGCGGCCACAGCCGTATTCCCGACCAACGCGGTACGCAGGACAGCCTCGGGGGATTTCATAGGCCGAAGTCTCCGTATTTCTTCTGGGTGGCCCTGATAGCCGCCGCCAGGGCCTTACGCATCTCCACGTCGAGAATGCTCTGCATCTGGCTCTGCGTGGACTGGAAGGCCCGCGTGAGCGGCTTGCGGGCCGGGCTCCCACGGACGGTGCCAGTGGCGATGAAGTCCACTGGGTAGCGGCGGACGCCGGGCCGGAAGAACGGGCCACGGGTCTTGAACGATGACAGGACGCCACGGCCGGTCGGCTTCTCTTTCGCCCGCTCAGTGATCGTGCGAATCCTGCCGCCCAGCACGACGCGACGGCGGCTGACCTGCTTCGACTTGCCAGCCTGACGCGGCTTCGTGCCGTACTCGACCAGGTGCGAGTGGTAGGCCCGGTTCGGCCCCTTGAGGACTGTGCCTCCGATGAAGGCCGGCGTGGCACCCTTCTGGCTCTTGCTGTTCACAGGCCGGCGGAAACCGACTACCACCACGCCGACCGGCAGTTTCGCTTTGTTGTTCGTGTACTTCCGCGACACCTGGCTGACGCTCGCCATCAGGTTGCCGGTGACTTCGCCCAGGGCGGCAACGTTCTTCCGCAACGCTTCCTGGCCAGGCTTGGCAGCCTTCTTCAATGCCCGAAGTTGGTACTTCGTGCTGATGTCTCGCGGCAGCCGCTTGATCTCAGCGACAACGTCTTCCAGCGGCTCCACCGCAAACAGGGCTTTCGCCTTCTTGCCCTTGCCGAGCGCCAGCTTGATGAGCGGCCGGTCGGTGCCGCCGGCGAACACTCGCGTCATTACGGCACCGTTTCTTGGCAGATGATCTCGTGCTCGCTGCGGTTGCCCCGCTCGAGCAGGCTGACGATCTCCAGCGTCCGGTTCCGCCACGCGAACCGCATCGACTGCGTGAGGCCCGGCAGGTATCGCATCTTCACCCGATGCGTGACCGAGATCTCCTGCTGGCCGAGTCCGAGCGACTCGCGAGCCGTGACGCCTTCGACGCTGGCCCAGACGGCGGTCGAGTTGTTCCACGTCAACACAGTCTCGCCGAGCGTGTTCGTGGCCCCGCTGGCGATTTGAACTGTTACCCGCTCGCGGAGTTCGCCTGGGCGAATCATCGGTAGGAGCCCCACTTCTGTGACGAGAGCAGCGACTCCACGGCGAACTCCAACTGCTTGGAGATCGATCCGACGAGCACCGTTGAACGGTTGTCGTACCAGAATCCCACCAGCATCAGGATCGCGTGCCGAATCGCCGCCGGGACGCTCGTGCCGCTCGCACCGTAGCCAGCCCACCATGTGACGCTGATGGCGTTGTCATCCCGCAGGTGCGGCGGCCACGTCTGGCCGTAGAGTGCCTTCACCGTGCCAGGCGTGCCGTCTCGGTCCACCCGGTAGCTGGCCGTCGAATAGGCGGACGTAGTGCCGTTGTCGGCGGTGTAGGTCAAGACTACCGCCGTGGCCGTTCCTGCGGTCGCCATCGGCGGCCTGGGCAGTTCGATGTCGTGCGTGCCGTCTGGCGGGAACGAGTCGAACCGCATCACCCACTGGGTGTGAACCAGCGTGCGGTCTAGGTACTGCTCGACCCACTCGCGAGCCGCCGTGATGAGCGTGACGATGTAGGCATCGTCGCTGCTGGCATCCACCCGCAGATGGGCCTTGGCCTCTGCGAGCGTGACGGGTTCAACGGCCGGGGGCGTCGCTCTGGTCAGGCTGCGGTATTGCACGTGGGCGTCCTCGTCTCCTGGGCGTGGCGTCTGCCGTCTCGACCTGGTGCTCGACAGCGGCCGTCTCGATCAGCGTCTGCTGGCTGTCCTCGACCGCCACCCGCATGGCGACCAACTGCGCGGCCAGGCCGCCGGCGATCTCCACAACCTGCCCCTTGCGGTAGCCACGCCACGCGCGGCTGAACTTCAGTTTCCTCATTGGGGGACACTCCATGCAGTTTCGGGACGTTTCAGGGTGTTCGTGAAATCGTTGGCCCACTGAAAGACAGGGGTACTCAGGTTCTTCCCGGGCCACGTCACGACGTACTCGCCGTGGCCCAGTACCACGCGGGGCGAGACGTAGACACGGTTGCCGCTTTCCCGCCAATTCGCCCAGAACCAGATGTCAGAATCTCGTCTGCCCGGCCCCCAGCCCCCATCGGGATCTGGCTGCTCCCAGAACCATGGTTTCTTGCACCGCTTGAGTGCCGCCGTGGAAATCACGGTCAGCCCGAAGTGGGCGCTATCCACCTCCTGCACGGGCTCGGCAAACCACTCTTTGCCCACCGTCGTGCTGCCGCCCTCCGGCGGATTGTCCAGCATTCCCTTGAGCGTGAGCATCGGGCGACCGTCTTCTCGCTTCGTCTGCAGCCCGGTGATGGCGTCACACTGGAACGTCATCGCCATCGCAAACAGGTGTTCCACGTCGGCCTTGGTGAAAAACGTGTCGTAGTCGATGGTCAGCAGGTACTCGGCCTTGTCGATGAACTGCTCCATCACACGGGTGTTCACCTGCGACCAGAAGGCCCCAGTGCCCATTGTGGGGCGAATCCCCAGCGGCATGAGTGCCTGAGCCCACGTGAAATGGTTGGCCGTAAACGAAAGCCTGGGCATCGACAGGATGGCTTCCACGCGGATGTCCACTTCCGTGCCGCCGACCTTGACAAGCATGGGTACCTCGCAAACGAGAGCGGGCCGCCCCGTTATGGAGCGGCCCGCCCAGTTTGCACATCACGTCAAGCCGTCAGGCTCACGCACCGACCAGGCCGATCATCGGACCGGCGACGGTGGACGAACCGAGGTTCGGGTGAGCGATCGCCACGCGGGCGACGGCCCGAATCACGGTCTGGTCGCTGAGGAAGTTCACCTGGTCGCTCGAGGCGATCTCGATGCCCTGCCGCACGCCGTAGTAGGAGCTGTTGGCCATGTTGCCGTACAGCGCCATGATGACACCCGTCGAGTCCGCACCGCTCGGGAGCCGGTCGGTGAGGACCACCGGGCTGCCGAG